CCGTTCACGCGTTAGCTGATTATTCGAATAGAGTCATAACAAAAATAAGAAATAGGTATAATTGTTCGGTACCTTATTATATATTGTTACGGGCACTTTAAGAAGAGAGTCGTTTACATCATAAATGGAAATAGCTTCGGCAATTACATCACTTTTTCCATTTATGATTCTAGAGAATTTTGGTAGCGTAGCGAGTGTATTTTACCATTTACATAGAAACGAAACCATGTATAAACTTGTTTATATATCCAGACACGTAGATCTTCTACGATTAGGGTACGTACTAAAAGGTGGTTTCGATTATATGGAACTCGTATTTAATTTTTTATCCATAGTTATCATTTATAAATCGAATATTCACGATAAAAAGTATTTAGATGTAAACTTAATAATAAGTGTAATTAAAAGTGCATTTGGTATGTCTAAATTACACTACCTCGTCTCACTTTACTTTTGGTTTGTAGCATTTATTATTCATTACGATACTATATTTGGAAGATACACAGATATAATAGTAAACTTACTTTTGTGTCCACCTCAATATTTATTGAAGAATAATATTATTGCAGTATAATAGAAAATGAATAAAGTTATATTACTTGTATCATTTTTACTTATTATATGGTTTTTCATACCCATATATGAAAAACCCAGAGTATTAAAAAATGTATTAAGTGAAGATGAGTGTAAACATATACAAGATATTGCATCTAAAAAATTACATACATCGACGGTATCTAAAAGTCGTGATATAGACGAATCTATCCGAAAGAGTGAAACAGCGTGGCTAAAAGCATCCGAAGATCCAGTTGTTGATAAACTTATACGTAAATGCGTTTCTATGACGGATCGACCTTTACATAATTGTGAAGATTTACAAATTCTGCGGTATAAACCAGGTGGTTTTTATAAACCACATCAAGATACGTTTCCCGACGATAAAAATAAACGCATGTACACATTCATAATTGCCTTGAATGACGAGTATGAAGGTGGTGAAACAGAGTTTCCAAATATAAAGAGACGGTACCGTTTGGAAAAGGGTGACGCTTTGTTCTTTAATACGTTAAACAACTATGAATGTATAACTAAAAAAGCGTTACACGGTGGCACACAGGTGAATTCGGGTGAAAAGTGGGTGTGTAATTTATGGGTTAGGAAGTATGCGTATCAATAACTAATTCACCCCTATCCGCTAACATACGTCTATTCACCATGTGTTGTTCCTTAACATCGTCCTTATTTTGACCATGGTACGGAACGGCGTGTCCGTTTTCACACATCCACTGATTCACATTGGTCCAGTTCCCATCTTCCGAAACCCAAATTTCACCGAGAACGCGCCCGAACTTACCGCGGCTATCCATTTCCGGGCATCTTAATTCGATCTCGATATCGTCCTTTTCAGATGCGACTGCTTTCATACACCATTCCATGAGGTTTTTCTTCGCGAGTTTTCCATATACCTTTTCAACTTGATCCGACGTTCGCGATTCAGGGGTATCGATACCGAGAAGTCGTACGCGTTGGCGCGTCATGACGTCAAATCCCAAATCTATGAGTACGTCCATGGTATCACCATCAACGACCTTTTCGATCGCAGCGATCTTAAACTTAAAATTACACGGGGCTTGGTTATAGGTAGTCATTATGTATAGTTTAATGAATTATTCTTTAACTATAATTAAAATTAAAAGTGATATAGAAAGCCTAAGTATAGATCTAAATAGATCTAAAACTATATTAAAAACTTTGATCTAAATATTTATAAACGTAAAATATGCTTACACTCACGGAACGCCAGTACTTTCCACTTTTAGGTGAAGAAAAAGCCGAATTTGAAGATGACCGCGAAATCCTTAAAAGACAAATCAATAAAAAACATCGATCAGGTGTTTCTCCGATTTACGATAGTCAGAAACAGTTTGCAAAGACTATAAATGATCTATTTGACGATAAAAATGTTTTATTCGTGTCTTCTATATTACCCACACAAGCGGGTAAAACAGGGACAATGATTTCTATTATTGATCAATACGTAGAAAGACATTGCATACATTTTGAAAACATATACCTCATAACGGGTTTGAGTTCAAAGTCATGGAAGAAGCAGGTTAAGGATAGGTTTCCTAATATTTTAGAAACCCAAATTTACCATCGTAACGATTTGAAAGATCGAGTCTCTTTCGAATTGACCTTTAAGAAAGATGTGTTGATAATCATGGACGAGATGCACATTGCGGCTCGTAAAAAACAAACCATGGATATTATGTTCGAGGAATTATCGTTCGCGAAACGCGAAACTATGTACGAAAAAAATATAAAAGTCATTGAATTTTCTGCAACACCCGACGGTGTGTTGAAAGATCGATTACAATGGGGTGAATCGTCAAAAGTAGTATTTGGCAAACCGGGGTCAGGTTACAAGGGAATACGTGATTTTTTCGACGAAAACCGTATTCATCAATGTGATGAGCTATGTGGGTTCAATAACGACTCCAAAAAGGATGAGCAAGATTTAGCCAAGGAAAACATTCGTAAACTTGGAAAATTCATTATTAACAGGTATGGTATAGATAAACCAAAATATCATATTATACGTACCCCTACTGGGGAAGCCAGTCGAGTGATGATGAATAATTTCAAAGAAATTTATGGTGATAACGTGGATTATAAGGAGCATAACGGAATTACAGATGAAGAAAATATAAACGACATCCTCGATATCGAGCCAAAAAAACACACATGCATTTTTATAATGGAACTGTGTAGGTGCGCAGATACGATTAACAAAAAGTATATCGGTGTTTTGTACGAACGAAATGTGAAAATTTTCAACGATTCTGCTCAGGTACAGGGTTTACCTGGTCGTATGTGTGGTTATGACGACACGGGTGAAACGGTCGTTTTTGCAAATGTACCGAGTCTTGAATTATATTTACAGCATTACGATTCTGAGTTTACGCGAACAGATATACCTTGGAACTGTAACACGAAAAACGGTACGTATGCGCGCGAAGACACCGATTCCGAATACTGTTCTGAAAATGACGAATCGGAGTATGGGTACAAGGTTTTTGAAAACGAAGAAAGATATAATGAACTCGAGATTTTTACGAGATCGCACCTCGGTGGGTGGGTACCCCGTAAAAATGCTGGTAAAAATATTAACGAACTCAAAAACCATACCTCGAATGATCTCATTGTTCGACACTGGGGTTTATCCAATAAAAATCCGAGACGCATCGCCCTAGGAAGCGATGGAAAATGGGTCGTTTGGTGGCTGAAAAGTAAATTTTGCATTGATTAGATTCTTAACCAAGAATGTGATGACACTCCCAACACAGTGTTGCCACGGGGTATCGTTTATGTAATTCTATAAATTTTCTAAGAATCATGTGTGTTTGATATCCTTCTTCAGTTCGTGATTCTGACACAGCAATTTTTAAAATTTCGGGTCGAGATTTGATCGTGTGTGCATGTGTTAAAATGCATTTTTTACTTTTCTTCGCACCACACCCCAAACACGAGGGTGCAGTTCTAAAAAAGTTTTTTACTAAATTGGCGGCATTCGCTTTCGAATAGTGTATTATATTTTCTTCCGGTGTATCCTTTGGAATTGTAATACTATATTTCTCACTCATATTTTGAATTCTTGTTTTTTGTAATTTACAATCTATAAAGTTAATCGAATCTTTTTTCAATTTTCGAAACATACATGAATTTGTATCGTGTAGATTTTTAATGTTATCATTTATGTACATATCCGATACAAGTTCACATAAATCATCCATTATTTCATCGTTATTTTCTTTATTAATTTTCAAACATCTTGTTTTTTCATCGCGTTCAAATTTATCACCCGTGCTTAGAAATCTATAGACTTCAATCATGGACCGGAATCGTTTACCTTCAGGTGAAAAGTAATAGTTATCGGTCATACCCACAGATTTACCCGATTTCCGTGTTTCTATTTTGACATACCATTCATCATTTATTTCTTGCCCCTTACTTTTTAGGTATTTCTTAAGACTATTGAGAGCCGACATTACACTACTCTATAAATCACGTATCTTTTTAAGTTCATCACACATCTTCAAATAATCACCTTCGGGTAAATTTTCCGAGTTTTTATCTATAAGTTCCATAACAATTCTTGAAACATTTCGTAATGTTACATCTCTATCATACCTAGGTTCTGGTAATAACGGTGGTCGACATAACCAATCCGTTCCCGTAATCGCACCGTCGTAATTGTATATTTCGCGAATGTGTGTTAAGAAATCCCGTAATCGTGTATAATACGTCGTAGGTGACCAAACGGAGTCGTGTCTAAAAATATAATCTTTAATGACGAGTACGTTTTGTGTATCACTCCACAATCCCTTATTATAATTAAACATTGATATTGGTCGGATACTACCATCCTCGGGTGTCGGTAACGTATCGTTACGGTTAAGGTACGATGCATTATAATTGAACGAAAATATAGGTGACGCGTACGCTTCTATACTTTGTACCGGTCCTCTACCACGTTCATTTTCATATATTACCTTAATGAGTATCTGTTGAATACCTTCACACGGGTTAGGTATAGTCGACCGTATACTACTATTGACGAAAGGTGTTGACGGCATTTATATATACTTACATTTATTCCTTATCTGGTTTTATAAGAATTTCGGGTGCATCATCAACTATATCTATAACATATCTACTTTGATTATCTGTGGGAGATACCGTTACGATTCGACATTTATCGGTACTGATCATAGTTTGGTCAGAAACTTTAGTTACTGGTATTGTAATGGGTCGACACAAGAGCATCCACATTTTATATAGGTAAATATTTTAAAATGTTTGTCACTTTTTGTGATTACCAAGAAAAACTTTTTTTTATTTTATACAAAGTATCTCCTTGAGAAGGATGTTCGATTTCAAATATAATTTTTCTTTTTACTAATCACTAAAAGTGACAAACATTTTATTTTATACTCTATCTTTCCTATTTAAAAATAATGGTATAATAATATATATATAAAAATGGGTGAAGATGTAAAAAAGTATATACAGGAAGGTATACACTTTTCAAACGAATTCATGGATATGATTGAAGATATTTCTAGAAAATATCAAGAACATATTTCCGTATCAATGGAAATTGGGCATTTCGATAAAATGGGTAAAATTATGATGAAATTATCTGAAGCTCTTATAAGATATAATAAACAATATACGGAACTTGTAAAGGATATTATTGTAAAGGAAGAAACGGGGTTAGAAACAATCGCTGAAGAATAAATCTATCTTTTGAATCATGTTACGTTTATCCTCTTCTCTATATTTAGTACCCTTTGATAGATTATCTTCGGCTAAAAGAAATTGTGAATTTAGGTAGTGCCAACAGTATTTATTTTCGTCGGGTAGTTCCCACGCCGAACACGGGATTATTTCGTCTATATGAACGTCGTCATCGTCTTGAATACTACGTCCGTATTTATTTTCAAACGTCGTATTCAAATATTGTACCCATTCACTAAAAGTCATACCGAGATCATCGAGTGTATGTGAATTATTTTTTGATTTTAGTACCTTTTTTCGTCGGTTTCTACGTAAAGACGATATGTACCCATGTGGATCACATTCTTTACATGTATTTCGTATTATACCATGAATACAAATTTTAGATCCTTTACACTCTTTACATGTATTTCGTACTCTACCGTGAATACAAATTTGAGAGCCTTCACATAGTTTACAATACCACTTTCGTTTCCCATGTTGACATATACCTTTCCCCTCGCATTCCCTGCATACAGAACGTATTTTACCGTGTTGACAAAATTGTGAACCATTACATTTTTTACATTGATCTCTTCGTCTATTATGTTCGCAGATTGAAGCACCTTGACACTCTTTACAGATATATCGTAATCGATCGTGTTCACATATACCCTTTCCCCTACATTCTCTGCATACAGAACGTTGTTTGCCATGTATACACAAACCTGTTCCGACCTTTATATTATTTTCTATACCTATACTTTTACATACAGAGTTATTACATTTATATGAGGGTTTATCACATGGACAAAACCAACGATAATTTTTTCTATAAAACCCAGCGTCCATATATTATTACACAAGATTTTAATTATCGCGAAAAAAGACTGGCCTGAGTTTTTTATTTAAAAAAATAAAAATATTTATAATTAAATAATGGATACGGTAACTCTTCCCAAACCTCCCGAGGGGTATTATTACCGATTGACGAAAGTATTAACAATTCCCCGTGTAGAAAATAAAGATCCAGCTGAATTAACACCACGTCAATTAACAAATTTAAAGTATAGAGAAAAGAACAGGGAAAAATTAAAAGAAGAAGCAAAGCAAAGGTATTACGATAAAGTAAAAAGAGGTTAGAAACAATTTTAGAATAATATTTAATGATACACCAATATGCACAATATGTATATAAAACACTTGGCCCAGGATTCTCCGAAAAAATCTACCACAACGCAATGGAAGTTGTCCTTCGAAAAAATGGGGTACCCTACGAAACGGAAAGAATAGTTCCTATTGTATTTGAAGGGCACACAATAGGGAATCTTCGCGCCGATTTAATTTTAAATAATAAAACTGTACTCGAACTCAAATCGGTTAAAACCGTGAATGATGTCATGGTTACACAAGCGCAAAATTACCTCAAACTTACCGGTCTACCGGAAGCCTACCTGATCAATTTTCCACCTACACTAAATACCGAATTAGAAGTTAGGTATGTGACTCTGGATGTTCCATCTGATTCATCATGTACATAACAGGTATCATTTGGTAGATCTTTTTCCATTCACTTTTGGATTCTTCGTAATACTTTTTAGGGTCTTTAAGCCCCTCTTTTATAATTTCGTTTATCTTTTCTGTGTAGAACCTGATTTCTTCTAAACAGAAATTGTAATATGGATCGTTGTTCATTACCTATATTAAAGCTTTTATCTTTTAAGCTTGTCGTTAATGTTTTCGAAAACTTCGGGTGTGTTTCGCTTTTTGTTCGCAAAGTTTTTGAGCATGTTGCTTAAGCTGTTGTATACAACACCTCTTCTCAAAGGGTTCATTCTCGCCTTGGATTTCGATTTAGATTTTGGTTTTGGGGAGTTTGGGAACTTATTATCAGTTTCCTTTTGCAATTTTTTAGATTTATTGTTACGTACTGGGAAGGCCATTTTAGTATATATGTAGATTTTAAATCGTTGGTATATATTCCCAATGAAGGACCTCACATATTTTTTTCCATATAACGTCCTGTTGGTATAACTTTTCCTTTGATTTCAAAAGTGGAAAATATTTAAGATATTTATCTTCACTTAAAAGTTCGCAAAATTTATAGAGTACATACGAATAACTCAAAAAGTTTTTTCTTTCTGGTGGACAGTTATCATCGAATGGTTTTTGAATGTCCTTGAACATTATACGCAGACGTTCTTCGAGTTCTTGAGGCATGGACGGTGGTTTTACACCACTTATGATATTGGTTATATACGGTACGTGTTCATAGAACTTATTGAGTTTCAGTTTTTTCAAGAGTGTACGAACGCGTGCATGTGTAATCTCATCTAAATCTTTTACCTTTATTTTTTTGAGTTCGTTACGTAGTTGTTCTATTACCTCGGGTGGTATAGTTGTCGTCTCTTGAGCTTGAAATTGTGATAACCATTCATTAAAATGATTTTCACGTTTATATGAATAATTGACTATCTTTTCCGACGTTTCCTGTTCTTCTCTATATGTTAATTCTTCACTGATAAGTGTTGCTAAAATCGCACCACAATTATCACATACGAGGTCACTTGTATCTGTAAAATGAAACACGTTGCTTTCGGGACACGTGGGACACGCTTCACGTTTCTTTTCTATAGGTCTATCTATATTATTTAACTTTTCTACGTCTATTAGGTAATCATTAAATATATCTTTCCTCTGTAGTCCTGATGTTTCTTTACAGTTGAAAACGTTATCGGTACTTACTTCTTTTTTAAGTTCATCTGTATATAATTCCAGATACGGCATACACTGGATTATATATTGTGACATTTCATATTCATATTTCGATTTATTAATGGGGTCGTCTCGAATAGACTTTTCCCATGTTTCTACTTTATTGGTATATCTACTTAAAAAATTACCTTCCATAATAATTAAATATAATGCTCGGTAATCTTTTAACTAACGTTATTTTATGGGTGTATTCAACATTACAATCGGTATTTTCCACCACAGACTATAGAATTGCGGATACATCTATGGAATATTTTTTAGATACTACAAAAACACCGTTACCGGAAGAACTTGATGAATTTTGGTACGAAGAGCGTAACGAATGGGATGACGAGACCGAAAGTGTTTTCAAAACATTAAACTATTCAGATTATAAAGAGACGACAATTCCCGAGAATGTTACGAAAACTGTGGTTCGTGTTAAATATTGGTACAATAACACAATGTACAAATATTTGACGTACGATATGGATCACCCATGGCCACCACCACGTAAAAGTGGGGTTGTATTTAACATACCAATCGTTTCAGCTGTTTTGCTCGATTCGGATGATAAACCAGTTAAGGATATTTTAAACAAGATTAAACGGTACGCGGGACCACGTAAAGATTTTCATAACGAAAAAGTTAAAATAAGGGATATGTTATATTATGACATAGACGCGCTTGAAAATGATTTTCCAAAAATAAAAATAAAAAGTGCAATTGGTACGACTAAAATTGTAAGTACCGTCGATGGGTATATCACTGATCTTCGGGTACCTTAGTTGCCAAGTAAAATTTCAATTCACCCAGATTAGCAACGTTATATTTTAATATCAAAAACCTATTCTGTTCTTCTTGCATAATTTGTACTGTAGAACACATACTCGTCGCTTTTGTAAATATATTCATGTATCGAAGGGAATATTCACCCGAAATTTTGGGACTCTCTTCCGTACATTCAATATTCGTTTCCTGGTTCGCAAAATCACCCATACACTGTAGTTTAAGATTTGTACCTTCCCTAGTTATCTCTATAATATTACCAATATTATGCATATCTCTACATATTCTTTGAAAATCCATGGAGGCCATTGGTGTAATCGTGGTCATGGTCATATCTGGTACTTCAATTTGGTTTTCATTTATATCGAGTAATTTCAAAGCAAACTTAGTACACGTTTTCTTTGATTCATTATGAATTTCAATATTCATAAACTCTTTACAATTTATACTCATTACGAGAACATCATTATTTGTTATCGATTTAAGAAGTTTAAATGTATTCGCGACATTTATACCCGCAATTATATCAGTTTCACATGTATATTCTTCGAAATTATCTGATGAGAGATACATGTCAACCAAGGATGTACGAGCTGTATCGAGAGTTACGATGTATATACCATCAGGTTTAAAGTATATATTTACGTCATTGAGTATATCTTTGAGTACTTCAAAGGTTGATTTTATGGCACTCGCCTGAATTGTCGCCAATTTCATATCTGAAAAAATATAGATTTAATTCTTTATATTCTTGTTATATGCATCTGATACACTTTGATTAATCTTATCTTCAAGTTCGGGTGTCATAGCCGGCTGTAAAGTTCTACCATAGTCATCTAAACCAAATAAGTCTCCTGAACCCTCTCCTTCTAAAGATGTTGTTGAACAACCACCAAAGTTACACGACTCCAATTCCTGTACCGGTAAAAGTGATTCTAACCAATTTCGTATTTCATTCCCGACTAAAAGTTTACCGTTTTTTGTAAGCATGGTTGGAACACGTGTAATTTTATTTCTATATTGTGGTGGTATACCCAATTTGTTAATGTTATGATAATTAACAATTTGTTTGAGTTGTGGATGTTTATTAATATAGTCAATTATATCCAAACTATGGTTACACTGTGGACTATAAATTAGAAGGGACATATCTTAAAATAGAGTTTACTTTTTTTTTACCGAAAAAAACACAATTTTACACATTTTTTTATACACGTAAGATACAGGAAAAAAATAAAATATTTGTCACTTTTTGCGATTACCAATAAAAACTTTTTTTTAATATATACAAAGTATCTCCTTGAGAAGGATGTTCGATTTCAAAAATAAATTTTTCTTTTACTAATCACAAAAAGTGACAAACTTTTTAAAGATAAATAAAAATAATTATTAATATTAAATAATGAATACTATACTATTGATATTATTAATACTCATTGTACTCATGACCATGTCCAGGACGGAAATGTTTACGGAACAATTCGGACTTTCTGGATACACTAAACCAATGAATTCCGTTTTATTGAAAGATACCGAAATGGATTTATCTGATTACGAAGAATCAGGTGAAGAAATTGAAGTATCCAATGATCTCATGCAAGAAATGGTTCTCGCAACGAATAAAGAAGTTTCTAAAAAAACTGGTCTTTGTACGTATATTATTGAAACATTATCGGTAAAAAAGTATATAAATAAGAAAAGTAATCAGGAAATATACAGATGTATGTTCATGTCGGTGAAACATAAGGGGTTTGCCGTAGGATTTTCAGTGACATCCGATTTACGAATTATTGATGGCCGTGCAACTGTACTAAATGTGAGAACACAACCTATAGACATTAATCCACCATCGGATCCAAGTATTTACCAGAAATCGATAAAGGGTAAAGAATTTGAAGATTATACAGAAGTTAGACGGAGTGAACTTGATATGGTTAAAAATACAAAAATAATAGATAAGGTTATATCGGATCCACAAACCATGTACGGTAAAATTAACATTTAAAACTCTAAAATAATTATAATGATCAGTATTGATGAAATATCACGTATAACTGAAAAGAGGAATCATTTGAAAAAGGAAACGTATACCAAAATTTACGAACAGATTTCAAAGAAGATACGTCAGTCGGTAGATTTAGGCCATAAATATTTGTTTTGTCAGATACCTTCTTTTGTCATGGGGTACCCCCATTTTAACAGGGCAAAAGCACTACAGTATATAAAACGACAATTTGAAATAGGTGGATTTACAGTTCAGATTATAGGCGAATACGAATTATGTATTTCATGGAAACCAAATAAAAAATCACGAAAAAATGAACACCACGAACATCCAGAAGATACAGAGGATTTTCCTACACTCGTAAACCTTAAAAAAGCAGCAAATAAATACAGGGGAAAATAATTGATGCGTGAGACTT